TACTTTTGTAGAAGTAAGTGGTGCTCTGTCAAATTCGCCTTTATAGGCCCAATCAGTTGCAAGAGTTGCTGTCGCTGTTGCTCCAGAACCTTCTCCGCCACTGAATGTAATTGTTGGTGCGCTAGTATAACCATTACCTGGGTTTGTAATTGTAATACTTGCAACAGCGTCGCTACTTAATGTAGCTGTACCTGTAGCAGTAATACCGCCTGCTGGTGGCGCTGAAAATGTTACTGTAGGTGCGCTAGTATAACCTGAACCACCTGCTGTAATAGTAGTTGACGCTACTGAATTAGTGTCAAAGTTACTAGAATCTGCAAATGAAACCTTAAGCGAGTTGCCTAAGACTCCAGGATATTTAGCTGCCCACATTCCATTTGAGCCTGAACCAGTAGAGTGGTTATCTTGATAGTCTTGAGCATTTTTAATCAGTGTTGCTGACCCTGATGCAACAGCATTAACTGCTGTAGTATCATCAATTGCTCTAACTAGCTGTAAGTTATTACCATAAGCCAAGAATGAAGCTGCTGTCAAAAAGTCAACGGCTGTATCATCATTTGGCTGTCCGAACTCAGCTGCTAGCTGGTTCTCTGTACTAATTGTTGTGATCTCGCCTGCAGGTCCCCATCTGAAATTACCAACAAAAGCTCCTATAGAAGTAGCTACTGCTGGAACAACAGAAGTAAGATCTGTTTCTTTAACAAGAACACCTGGTGATAGCTGAAATGCCATGTTTTTCTCCTCGGTTTTATATTATCTTATGAATGACACAAGTTTTAATTATCATCCTACTATTTATACATGACAATCTTTTTACCTTCAATTTTGTAAATACGATAATTATATTGTAAATACACTACCTATTAATCAAATCTTTTAATCTCTTCTGTAAGTTTCTAGGGTGATATTCGTCTTCTAATAACCAAACATCATCTCCTATAACTTCTACTTCTGGCTCTGTGCCGTCTACTCTTATATAAGGAGTTAGATTATGTTCTATTTCTCCCATCTGTTGGCCATATAATCCTTCTCTAACATTAACATCTGTCATATCTTTAAAGAAGTTTTGACTTGTAAGCCAACCAAACAGTACCATACACATTACCAAATCATCATGATAGCCTTCATCGGCTTGGTATGTATTACCTTTCTCTATAAAAGTTGATATCTCATGGATAATATTTTCATCAAATATCAACAGTTTTTGTTCTTCTAATAAAGACTTAAATGTAAAACACCCTTGTCTTTTAACTTGTTTAGAAGTTGTAACACCTAATTTTGTTGCTTTACCAAAACCTGGTGATACATATTGTCTATTCTGTTCCTGTACAGTACTAAGAATATTCTCATATTCTACTTCTTGATGTAGTATTTCTACTACCTGTTGTCCTATATCGTTAACTTCTACTAAAATAAAAGCGTTATTGTAATCCCTACCTACCTTTCCAATTACATCTGGAAATAACATAGGTGCAATATCATTCCTACGATACTTTGCAACAACCTTATAAGGCATTTGTGTAATATCTACTACCACAAAGGCAGAATAATCTCCACCTATGCCTCTAGCAGTATCACATGCCATAGCATAATAATGTCCTTCTTTAGGACTCTCATATATATCTAATCCGTTATTTTGATATTCAGGATCTTTTGTACTTAATCTACCAATAGTTGTTGCATTTATTAATGTATTAGTAGATCCTAGGAACTCGCACATAACCTCCTGGTTAAATTTGACTTCCCCTAGTAATTGTTTCTGTTCTTCTAACCACTTCTCATCTCTTCCTGGTATCTCATAGTAAGGTATAAACAAATTAGCAAATCCGTTCTCTCCTTTCTCAGATTCATTCCAGAATTTCCAAAAGTGATTGTAACCTAGTGGTGTAGATGTAAGTAGAATTTTAGTTGTCTCACCAGCAGAAATAGTAGGATAAACAGAAGTAAAGAATTCGTCTGCTATATTGTTAGGTATGATTGCTGCCTCATCAATGTACAACCAGTTAACTGATTTACCACGAATGGCTGCTGCTGTTGTTGCTGCTGTAAGTACTTTACTATTGTTTTCTAATTCTACATCACCCTTATTCCATACTCTAACACCTTGTTGCATCCATAAGGGTAAATTTTCATACATAATTTGGTATCTGTTTAATACTTCTCTAGCTGCTGAGGCTTTGTTAGCCATAATAGCTACTGTTTTATCTTCCTCGAATACTGTATAATGTAATATACACGCTGCTGAGGTAACTGTTTTACCTTGCTGTCGTCCTTCCATAAGAACCACACGCCTGTTATTCATTATTACATCTACTTTTTCTTTTTGGCAATCGTATAGTTTAAATGGTTGTAATCCTTTATCAAGTGTAATAATTTTTACATAGTTTTCTATAAAATATATAGGATCTTCTTTACATTTTAAGTATTCTTGTATTTCTTCTTTCGTAAAATCATGCTGGTATGCTAACGGTTTAAGGTTAGGATTACCGTGATATGATACTTGTTCAGGTTGTGCCATCTGTTTCTACATCGATGGTTTTAACATCGTCTTCTTTTATAGCTTTCAGTAGATCTTTTGTACTTCCTACGAATAAATTGTTTTGTGTTTTAATATTTCTTGCTTTAGGATCGTCTGCTGTTATTCTTTTCTGTCTTTCATGTACATCTAACATATCTTTAGCATTGTCCTGTAAATTTTTAATTAGTCCGCCAGCTACTTCGTATGCTCTAGGTTGATCTGAGTTTCTTGCTATATGTAATATGCCTTCTATTGCCTCTGCATTATAGGCCTCTGCCTGTTTTAACATCATTCTGGCATATTGTAAGTCCTCTTCCTGTTGTTTTGAATGTAGAGCTTGTTTATCCTCGTCGGACATGTCTACTGCAGGGAGTTGTCTTTCTTCTTGTGTCTTTTTAAGGTTTGTTTCAAGAGCTTTTGTTATTTCTTTTGTGTTAAAGCTCTTGTCTAACTCCTCAAATCCACTTTTAGTCTTCGAATGCTTCATCAAATTCCTCCAAGAATGTATATGCATCGGCTGGTGTAGCAGTATTAGGATTAACTTGGACTGTTGCTCTTACTCTACCGCTTTCTAAATCTGTTTTACTAAGTGATAATGCAGGATCATTATAAGCATCTACTACTGCTTTCTTAATAACATCTACATTACTTACATGACTGTAGAAGTTAAGTCTCATTGTAAAATTTAAAGTCCATATTACACTTATTCTATTAGCAAATTCGCCTTCATATTCATCTTCATAATTAACATTATCTAAAGTTATTTTTATGTCTCTTTTGATTCCCACTTCAGGGAGATCATTAATTGTTATATTAAAATCAGGATTAAAATATGGAAGTATTTGTTCCACTATTGCTAATCCATCATTTTGATTCTTCGCAAATATATATAATGCCAAATCTATGTTCCATGGAGCAGAAGCAAATACAGATCTAACAGTATTGTTATCATCTCCTGTGCCTACTACTCTATGTCTATTTATTGGGCCTACTTTTCTGCCTGGATCATAGTTTAATCCGTTTATTTCAAAACCCATTCTAGGTAAAGTTAGTGCCACTTCACCTCTTGTACTTGTATCTGCAACTCTAGCAATCCTAGTTAGGAATTTTTGTTTTGTAGAGTATGCTAAAGGTACTCTTAATGTTTGTGCAACAGCTCCTGAACTATTTTTCCTTTCAATGTTTATATCATTGAATATAGTTCCAAAGGCAATAATAGCCTTTCTTATATGTTGGTGATAAAATGTTTTATTCTTAAACATTACGAGCCTCCTATTTCACCAAATGGATTTGTTTCGCTAAAGTCTAATATACCTTCTAGTGTAAGTAGGTTATCAAAGTCTGCGTTATCTATTGGTTCAGATACAGTTGTTTGATATGCTTCTGTAATTAAACTACCACCATCTTCTTTTAAGAATAAACTTCCATCTTCTATTTGGAACTGATACTCTAACATATCCTGAGAGTATTTTGTTTCTATAGCATCTATCTCTGCAACACCTGTATCTATATCCTCTGAACTGTACTCGAATAGTTCACAAGTTAATCTAAATACATATATTTGGTTTGCCTGATAAAATGGATTTTGAAAATCTACATATTTAATCTCGAATAAGGATTTTGTTCTACTAAAATATATTAAATCTCCTTCTACAGGCCTAGCTGCTCGAGCTACTGTAGGACCTTGTCTTGTTACCATGTCCTCCCATCGTCTCTTTGCTAGTATGAAAGTTGCTTGATCTCGAACTTCCATTCCAAATCTAGTAAATATATCTCCTTGTCCTTCAAAACCTTGTACATTTTCCAAATACATTTCTAAAGGATATGCTTGTGTAAACGAAGACAGTTGAGCCTCATCAAAGATATCATCTTTGTTAACCATTGTTCTCGGTAGGTAGAAAGTATCGTGGCCGTATATTTTTAGGCTTTCGATAATTAGATCTTCTATTAAACGCTGTTCGTTTGTTGTTCCTATACCGCTGCCTGATTGAAAATAGTTGTTGGTTGGCATGGTATTATCCTATCATAAATTGTGGGGGTAATTCGTATTTGAGTTGCATCTCCTGTTCTATTTGTCTTAACTCCTCCACTGCTTCATTGTAGATTACTTCTCCATTTAATGTTACTCCACCAGGCATTTGTATCCCTGCAAACTTTTTAAGGTTATCTCCCCATTGTTTCTTGAATAGTGCTGTTGTATATTTCTTAAGAAACATATCATCATAAACCTCAGAATATGTTGCAGGATCTATAATAGCATACGCCTCGGCTACTATGTAATCTCCTATATTAAATGTTTTGTCCCAATCTGTGTCTATATAAAGTCTATCTGTTTTTCTGTTCCAACGAATTTGTCTATCGCCAGTTAAAAGTTTTTCTAGTGTTGTTAAATGGGATTGAACGACTGAATAATATATCATGTCTGCTCCCATTAAATTATACAAATCATTCATTCTAAACTGATACATCAAATCAAACAGTTGTCCGTCTTTTGTATTGTTTGTTGCTGCACCTCCAAAGTTAAACACTCTAGTTATACCTAGTATATTATTACTAATAGGTACATAACCGTTTTCAATGTCGCCTTTTGTGTATGTATCTGTTCCATGTAGTGTGGCCGTAGCTCCTGATCTATCACCTGTGATAGTCTCTCCACCTTGGAATGTGCCTGATTTAACTTGTTCTATTAATATAAACTGTGCTGTATCATCAGCACCATCTACTATTGCTGTGGCTCCTGATGTGCCACCTGTAATAGTTTCTGCTTTTTGAAAGTTACCTGCTAGGTTGGCAGTTAGCTTTAGCTTTGAGCCAGTAATCTGATGCTTTACAAAAGTTTTTTCTACACCATCAAAGTGATATTCTTGAAAGAACTGTAATGCGTCATCTATTCTATCTGATAACTGTTGATCGTCTACATTTATTTCTATGACAGGGTGTCCTAGCCTTCTAAGACAATAATCATTTAAATCTGCTCTGCTTGCTAAAGCCATAAACTACCCCTAATTTAATTTAGTACCACTAGCATTATATATAGCCGTTCCTGTGATAGTCGCTGTAGAACCTTCTCCTTGTGTATGTGAGATTGTAATACCGTCTCCTCCAGAAACTTGTGCCATATA